AAACTCTCCGGCGTTAGTGGCGACAAACTGCCCGCCAGTAACCGCACCGCCAAAAGAAAGCGGAAACGTAATAGGAAACACTAAACCGGTACCGGAAACCGAAGCCTGCGAAACGGATTGCGTAGTAGCCGCCTGCGAATAAATACGCGGGTCAGTCGCCCAAAACTCAACCGCCGCGGAACCATGCCCGAAGAAATACGAACGGTCCACCGGCAACGATAAACGCCGAACCCGCGCCCCAACCTCGATAGAGATACCGCCAGCTACGCCGGGAATTTGGAACACTAACGGCAGTTCGTCGCCCTGACCGGGAACGAGCGCACGCGAAAAATCAGACCATACCGTTTCGTCCGGGTGCGCTGCGACTACCTCGACCTGCGCCATAAGTGAACGCCCGCCGAGAAGATCACTACCGGCAAATAGCCCGTGAGCGCGTGCGCGGATTTGGTCACTAGTCCGAATTTCGGGCGAGTCATGCAACCCGGTTAGCTGCGTAATCTGATACGGCGAACCGTCGCCGCCGATCGTTAAACCGTTATACGTAAACGTCCAGTCGCTAGGCATTAGCCCGCCACCTTCGTGGCCCATAGGACCTCTTTACCGATTTCGTACGGTGATGCTTGCGCGTTAGTTACGTACACGTTTACGGGACCGCCTGACATAGAACCGCCCGACGAAAGCATTTGCTTAGTGTCCGGGTTTGAGAAGATGCGTACGCTAGACCCGATTTTATAGCCAAGCTCCGGGCCTTGTTCGCCGACGATAAACGGACCGTCTGCAACCATGCCGCCGCGCGCATACATATTCGAAGCCGCGTAGATATCGCCTAGCGAAACGTAACCGGTAACCGGGTCTTTAACGCTATCGAGATAAGCTAGGCGCGCTTTCGCTTGCGCCATATCCAAATTTACGGCGACGTTTACGGTCTTGCCGTCTACGGAGTCGGCCGCTGCGCCCACGGTGAGAATGTCGTAACCGACACCGCGCGCCGCTTCGCTAGTCGGATCAAAGCCGAAACGCTTTAAGTCGTCTAACTGCGCGGCTAGTTCGGGTGCGCCTGCGCCGTCAAGGTTCGCTTGCTTTAGGTCGATAAGCTTTCCCTTTAACCCGATAGCCGCTTCCGCGTTTGCTAGCGCAGCGTCTTTAGCTTCTTTCGAGTCCGGCCCGTACTTACGAGTAGCTTCGTTAAGTTTTGTTTGCGCCTCGGTAACCGCTTGCTGAGATTTATACGCCGCAAACCACGGGTCCGTTTGCGCACGTAATTCGTCTGCCAGCGTCTTAAGCGACTCAATTTGCGCAAGCGTATTAGAAGTAGCGTTACCGGCAGCGGTCGCCATTGCGTCAGTAACTGACGTATACACTTTTGCGTTTTCTGCGCCTTTGTCGTATTCGTCGGAAGTTTTATCTAAAGCAAACGCTAAAGAAATGCCGGCGTCTACCGACATATTTTGCGTCTCGGTCATTCGCAAAAATTCGGCAGCGGTAGCATTACCGCCTTCTGCTAATTTTCTAAGAGCGTCGTCGGTGCTTCCTAGTTGAATATTGTGCGCACTATAAGCACCGTTAACGGCTTCGATTTCGTCGCCGTTCGTAATAAGATTGCTAGTAACTAGTTCAACGTTTGCGCCGTATTTAACCATCGCGTCCGCTGCGCCGTTATCCTGCAATTGTTTCGTAAGAGTCGCGGCTACGTTTTGTCGTACTGCCTCGGAGTTACCAGTTAAAGCTTCAGTAAAAGATTTAACTCGGCTTTCGCTTGCAGCTTGCGCGTTTGAATAGATTGACCAAATAGCAAAGCCAATAGTCGCGGCAGCGGTTACGCCGATAAGCGCCGGAGTCACCGCACCCGCTAAACCGGTAGCAAGTTTCGCGCCCGTATCCTGAGACGCGCCAAACTTCGTAGCAAGATTACCGACCGAAAGCGCCACGTTATCGACAACGCCCCGGAACATACCCATAGCGGGCCCGACTACGTCGCCGAACGTGTCCGCGATTTTCGCGACCAGCGGAATAGCGCCGAGCGCAGCAGTACCGACACCGCCAACAATAACAACCGCATTCTTAACCGGATCGGGTAACGCGCTAAACGCGTCCACCGCAACGCCCACCGCATCAGCAATAGCGCCGATAGTCGGCATAAGCGCCGTACCGATACTCTCCTGCAAATTACCTAGCTTCGTTTGTAAAGCCTCAATAGGTGTCTTAGCGGCTTCCGCAGCTCCGCCGAACTGGTTCTTAAGTTCGCCGAGGATAACTTTCTGCGCGCCGAGAACATCGCCGGTAGCGACCAGCGTTTTAATCTGTTCCTTTTGATCGGCAGTAAACGAAACGCCAGCGCGAGACAAAGCCGTAATACCCTTAACGGGATCGTTAAGCGCCTTGCCTAACTGAATAGAAGCGCTCGACGCGTCAGTACCTAACGCTACGGAAAGGTCTAACGAAAGCCCTACGGCTTGGTCAAAAATATCGTTACCTTCGCCGATTTCGTTACGGACCTTCGCGAACGTAAGTAACAGATTCGCGGAAGACTGGACTAGTTCGTCGTCCTTGCCGGTCAGGTTAGAAACCGACGTAGCTAGGTCGCCGATTTGGTCGGCAGTCGTCCACGCGGAAGCGCCGGTAGTTTGAATAACGCGTTCAGTTTCGCGAGCAACTAGAGCCGATTCGGTAGCCGCGTCGAACGCCGATTTCATAGCGAACCCGACGCCAGCAACTACCGCAGCGGAAGCGGCCGCTACCGCCGGAGAGATTTTAGAACCGAGCTGCGAAAGTTTAGACCCGGTAGTAGCTGCGGCATCGTCCACGGAACGAAACGCTTTAGTCGCGCCACGATCCTCACCGGTAAAAACGATAGAGAGATATTTAGTAGATGCCATCGCTTACCGTCCTTTCATACGTGCGCGGTTTGTTTCTTCGAGATCGTCTAGGTAAACGATTAGTTCAGCGGGCGACAGTCGCCCAATATCCCACGGTTTAATTCCGTATAGATACGACAAAGCGGGCAAGACTTTTAATAGCCTTGCCCGTACTATTCCGGGGTTTCGTCGGTTTCGTTAGGGTCTTCGATAGCTACTTCAAAATCGGCCGGGTTGAGTACGTCGGGCCATTCGTCCAGTACCGCACCTAGCGAAAGGTTTGGTTCACCGGATGCGCGACGCGCTAGCCAAAACATAATTTGTAGCGAGTCGACGCCTACCGTATTTTCGCCGCCCCAAAACGCGGAGAACGGTAAACCGCCGCAAGCTTTACGTACCGCGATTTGTTCGTTAAACGGAATATTGTCGGGGCAAAACGTATAGGTCTCGCCTGAGACGGTGATACGTAAAACGCGTTGCGCCTGTTCGGTTGCTTGCTTGCGTCGCCCGCTGCCGGGTCGTGGTGCGTTTGCCATAGTTAGAACTCTCCTGCAAAGTTCGGGTATTCGGTTAGTCGGTAAATGCTCGAGCTGCGAGCCTGTCTAGTGCTGCACGATGCGCCGCTACAATGTCGTCGAGATGACGGGCAAGCGCAGCGTTAATCGCATACGGTCCGCTATTTAGGTCGGCTACTTCCCAACGGTTACCGACCCATTCCGGGTGCTGAGGCTTACCCGGCGGTTTCGTTCGATACCAGCCGGTACGTTTCTTAGCTCCCCAAAACGCGGTGTTCGCCATAGCCGTAGGGTTTCGTTTACCCGACGACGGTTTAATTTGTATTCGAGCTTCTCGCGCGCTAGCCGAACCTTTAATAGCGTTCGCGGCTCTCGCCTGAACACCGCCCATACCTCGGGCTTCGGTTTGGCTAACGCGTTCGCCTATCTTCGCTATCTCACGATTTGCGCGGCTTAACTCTTTCGGCCATTCCGGCCCGACAGCTTTAAGCGCCTTACGGAACTCGCGTAAACCAATAACGTTAACGGCGTAACGCCCGCCGAACTCAGACGCGATAGCCGCGCCGGAAGATTTGCCGGGCTTATACGCCATCGGTTACGGCGTAGCGTCGCTGTTAACGAGAGCGACAGTAATAGCGGAAGCATCGGTAGACGATGCGACACACTTAAACGGTAGCGACTGAACAAGAATTTCGCGCCCGGCAACCTGCGGAGTAGAACCGTCTACGCGAATATTCGTAGTAATGGTTACCGAGTCCGTACCGGAAGTGAACGAAGCGACTAGCGCAGCTTCCGAACCTGTAACGAAACGGCGGTACTGCGTAAGGTCGGTAAACTCTACTTCGATCGTGCCGGAGTATTCCCGAAGGTTAGCTTCGAGAGGTTCCGAAATGCGCTGATTACCGAGGAATCGGCGAGCGTCGTCTAGTCCGTTATTGCCGGAAATGGTAAGGCTCTTAGCGTTAACCGAAGCACCACCGATAGAAACGGCAGCATGGTTAAACTTAAGCGGCTTAATACCGGACGGGTACGAAGCGGCAGCTAAAGCGATTCCGAGAGTGAACGAAATGCTAGTACCGGAAGCGGAAGCGTTCGCGGAAAGCGTCGCGGCCGTCGCCGACTGAACCGAAAGAATCGTAGCCCCGGACGGGATACCGGTACCGGAAATAGGGTTACCGATATCGGAAGCGTTAAACGATGCGCTCGCCGACGTGATCGAAGCGGACCCGGAAGTAGTAACGCCGTCGGTAACTACGCGGTAGTCAATCTCACGGGTACCGACTACATCCATCCCGAGGGTAGCGATTTCACCGGCAGAGCAGGCGATTTCCCACGAGGAAACTTTCATACCCGCATAAGTAAACGGGTAAGTAGTGCCATTCGTAGCGGGTCGCCCAACCTGAATAGTAAGCGCGTCGCCGGTAAGGTCGCCCGGTGTGAACGTATGCGTATACGGTCCCGCGCCAGTAGTAGCAACATCGCCGAACATAGCGGTAAACAGTTTGCCTAGACCACGGTTATAAAGCTCATGCTGAACAGAACCCGAAACGGTAATGTCGCCGCCGTTCCATTGCTGAGAAGCAAGCACGCGACGACCGGCAATGATGCCCGCCGACTCTAAGCGCGCGCGCTCTTGCATAAGGCTTTCGGAAACCAAAGGAAGAAACGCGGTAACCGTTGCCGGTGTACCTACGGTGACCTCAGTCGCGTAACCAATCTGCGCGTCGATACCTGTATAGCCCATTATTTAACTTCCTTCGTCTCGACCGGTTCGGTCTTGTCTACGGCTTTAGCCGACGTTTTTAACGGTTTGTTTGTCCAGCCTTGCGCCGTCAAAAGTTCGGCGTAGGTTTCGTCCACGGTGACGGTTTCGCCATCCGCTACGACAATTTGTAGCGCGGCTAAATATAGGTCGCCGCCTGTAGTGTTCGTTACCTGCATTGTTTACGTTCCTTTATAAAAGGCGGGTAGAAACTGTTACGACAACTTCCGCAAAACCGGTAGGTCCTTCGGGAAACATTGCCGAGGTCTGCCGTTCTTCGGTTACTTCTGCGGAAAGAACGCCGTCGAGATCAGCTAGGGAAGTGTCATCGGCTAGCGTGTCTTCAATCGTTGCGACGATTTGCGTTAACCGGTGCATAGTTTCGGTGAGTGTTCCGTAGCCGATTACGCGAATTTGAAACGGTAGGTTAAAAATGTCGTCGCGTTGTTTACGGCCGCCGGTCATTACCGGAATATTTACGGTGCCGTCGATTTCGTCTAGCCAAATAAGTTCGGCTTGCGGTACCCGATCGCCGGGCCATCCCGGTTCTATACTCACGTTTGCTAGTAGCGGCTCGGCACGTAGTAGAGATACTACGCGTTCGGCGGCTTGCCAGCGAATAGACGTAGTAGCGGTCACGCTAGACCCGGTGCAATGTATTCGCGGAAACTGTTTAGCAGTCGGTCAACCTCGAGATAACCAGTAGGTCGGCCTCTATTCCAGTCCGGCGTGCTATAGCGGGTCATAGAACCGTCGAAGCTCTGCGCGATTACGTCGCGGGATTGTCCCGAACGATCCGCGAAAGCAACGGACCGGCAGTATTCCGCGCAAGCACGTAGCAACGGTTCCGGCGGTGTAGCAATACCGTAGGTATATGTCACGGTCAGTACGTCCGCCCCATACCATGCAGGACCGTAAATTAAGCCCGTAGCGGTCTCCGTAGTTAGGTCCGTTAGTAGTCCGGCTACGCCGTCCACGCTGAACGCTGAGACGCTAACTACCGGACGGTTTGCGAGCTGAACCCATTTATTCGGGCGTACCGTTTGTTCAGCGGTCGCGGTCCGCGTTTGGAAAGCGGTTTGTAGATACCGTTCGGCGATATCTTCAAACTCGGCCACTAGGTTAGTTAGTTCCGTATCCGTGTACGTCGTCTGATTAGATAACGCCGGGATACGTGAACGAACCTGCGCGGGAGTGAGATACGCCACGGCGTTTATTCCTTAGCGGCGCGACGTGCGCGCGGCTTCGGTTCGGCAGCGGTTTCGGTAACCGGGTCGATGGTGGTCGTCTCGACCTTTGCCGTTTTGCGGGTTACTGGTTCCGCGAAACCGTTTGCGAATAGATCGGCTGCGACGTTTTCGGGTACGTCGAATTCGTTACCTTTGCCCGGCCAGTCTTGGCCGTCAATGGTTCCCGAAATGTCTACAAGCATACGAATACGCATAAGAGAAAGTTTCCTTTATAGGTGGTGGCGGTTTACGCCGGTCCGGGAAGGGGATACCGAACCGACGTAAACCAAACCAAAAGGCGAAGCTATATCAGCTTGCGCCGCCGACGAAATGCTTAACCGCGCCGGTCTGGTCAATGAGTAGACCATCGGTACGGAGCTGCACACGGAACGTACGAACAGAATAGTCGAACGCGAAATCGTCCGAAACTGCAACGTCGATACCGTTAACTTCGCGGATGTAGTAGCTCGGGAAGTGACCGAACAGAACAGACTTAGCCGAAACTGCCGGGTTAGCCATTGAATCGTTCAGGTACACCGGGAAGCCGAGAAGCTGATCGGGGTCGCCATTCATGCCGGGAGCAAAAATGTAGTGATCGTTCGCGGTACCCTTAAGCTTACGAGCCGCAGCCATCGCGGTATTATTCATCATGAAACCGCAGCCGGGTTGCGACGTGTACGCTGATCCAACGCTATAGCGAAGGTCGATCAGATTATCCCCGGTAAATGCACCGGAGACAGAAGTCGAGCCGGTCTTGCCAGCGGTTGAGCTAGTAACGATACCGGTCGGTTTCGAACTGCCGTCGCCCGTGGTCATATGTCCACGAGTAGCGACACCGATAGCGGTACCGGCCTGACGTGCGAGGAAGCCCGCAACGTCTACGGCTCCGTCGCTTGCCAATTCATTCGAGAGCTGCACGAGTACGGTGTACTTGTAAGCTCCGAGCGCGCGGGTAGCAAGAGTCGGATCGGAAGCGGAAGCTTGCGCAGCTTCGCCAACGATAGACGCGGTACTAAACGCGGTAGACGTAGGAACGTTCAGCGTCTCGCCGGTGTTCGTGGTAACGATAGTAGCAACGTTACGCACAACGTTCGTCTGAACGAGGTGTTCCACGATGCGATCGTAAACGGAAGTAGGAACCGCACCACCCGAAGACGAAGACGTAATAGCGCGCTTCTCAAAACGTGCGCTACGAATCTCGCCGTTCATAAGTGAACGAACGGTATCTTCGTCGCTGTTCTCAACCGAAGCGGTAACGGTTGCGCCGAGGTCGGCCGGAACGCCAAGACGGGCGCGGCTTTCTTCGATATCACGGTTACGCTGTTCGGCGTCGATAACTGACTTAATACGCGCGTCGGCGGTATCAAGTTCGGCGTTAATGCGGTCGAATTGCTCTGATTCCTCAGCGGACAGGTCGCGGGCTTCGGTAGCGGCGTGGTCAAGTAGACCCTTTGCCTGCTCCCATGCGCGGGCGCGCTGTTCGCTAAGGTTCTTAATAAACTCAGACATAGCCGAGCCTTTCCTTAGTTGGATTTTTGTAGGGGTAGCAAGTGAATAAACGCGGTGGTGCGCATAGCGTCCGGGCGCGTTATTCGGGTCGCTGGTTACTTACGCTTTCGCGCTAGTTCTAAATACCGTCGGGCGATATCTACAGACCGGCCCGGTTCGGGAATGTCTGTAGCATCGTCGGCGGTGCGTACGGTTGCTCCGGTCGTCGCTGCGTATGCAGGCTGACCCGAAACTACGGAAATCTCATATAGCACGACCTCGCGAAGCTCGCGGCTTTGTCCGTCGTCGCTCCACGCGTCACCGCCGCGCGGTACTGCAAAACCAAAACTCATAGAGTGAACTACGCCTTCGCGGAGAAGTACCGAAAGGTCACGACCGGCGGTCGTATCGGGAAGCGTCATATTAACGCGTAGCCCGCGCTCATCCTCTGCGAGCTGTAGCGAACCGTTCTTAGTGGTCGCTAGTGGCATATCGGAATTGTGGTTTACGTATGCGCGAATTTCCTTACCGGAATTCAGCGAACGCTTAAACGCGCCCGGTGCGATCGTCTCAATAAACGGCAACGGTTCGCTAGGTGAATTAAAGACGGCAGCGTAACCAGTAAACGAACGCGCGAAACCTTCGGCGTCTTCGTCGCCAGCTTGTAAGGTCCCTACCTCGACGGTGCGAAACTCTACGTCACGCCCGGCGATACGGCGAGCCTCTACCGGATAGGCGGCATAGCGCACCGGTTCCGGTTCCGTAACTGTTTCTTCGGTCATATCTTCCACCGTCTCTACGTCTACCGGCGTAACGCCCGACGTTAAACTTTCCGGGATAATCCAAAACTTGCATACGCCCATAGGGTCAATATCGCCCGCAACGATTTCGCACGCGCGCGGACCCTCATAAAACGAACAGTTCGAACAAACCAAACCCTCACTAGCAAACGGGTTAGCGGCAGCGTCTACATAATGCGCGCCAGCCTCACCGATGCCAGTATTAAACTGCCCGAACAATTCGGTAACCGCTTCTAAATCTTCGTACTGTTTCTGCTGACGCGGCGTAAGCGGGTACATACCGTCGCCGTTGCGGGTTTCGTTTTGCTGTTCCATAGCTGACGCTTTCGTTTCGTTAGCGGTTTCTACGATTGACTGCGCACGCGTATAGCCTGCGTCGCCGCCCCACAACGCCCACGCGATACGGCCGTTAGACGGGTAACCGTCTTCGCCGGGGCTGAAACCTTCTGCGCGTTTATCTACTTCGTGCCTATCGAAATAGGCTTTAATCCGTCGCCATGTAGCTACGGGTAAATCTTTTCGGTTAACAATGTCGCGCGCTCTAGCGATACCGATAGCGGTACCGCCTCGACCGTATTCGCTGCGCCACGCTAAACCGCGTGCAGCTTCGGTAACCATTCCGTCGTTAGGCGGAAACGCGTCGGGCATTATTCGGGCGGGTCTGCGTCTACGCCGACCGGCGGTAGATCGGGATTGCCACCGGGACCGGCCATAGGTGCGCCCGGCAACGCCATAACAAACGCGTCGCCGCCGGGGAAATAAGGTTCCATACCTTCGACGTGGCGCGCTTCGTTCGGCGTAATGAAACCGGAAGTTATGCCGAGCTGATGAGCGCGGTATCGGTTAATCGTATCGGCGCGAAGAAATGCGGAAGTATCAAACTCGACGCGCTGCCCGGTAGGCATAAGGTTAGAAAACGCCGCTTCGATTCTGCGCAACCATGGCAGGAGAGTAAACGTAAGAAAGTTTAAACCGGCCTGTTCGTTATTTGTGTACGTTTGGCTAGCGGATTTTGCGCCGATCATATGCGCCGGGATACGGAAGATGCGCGCAATTTCTGCGACTGCATACTCTCGCGACGCGTTTAATTCCATATCGGCGGCGGATGCGCTAATAGGTTTCCATTTAACGCCACCGGAAAGAACGGCGGGACGGCGGCGGCGGCGGTGCTGCGTTTCCCATGTAGCTTGCAAAACTTTCGCGGCCTCGACGGTTATATCTCCGTCTACCTCTAGAACGGAAGACGGCGTACCGCCTTCGCCGTACCATTGCGATACGTGACGTTCCACGGCAAGCGCAGAGCCGATCGTATTTCGTTGCTGATGTAACGGGCTAATACCCTTCGCGGCTTGCGGCGGTGTAAACCATCGCAAATGCAAAATTTGGTTAGCGTCAATCGCGGAACCGGCGACCGTGTACGTACGCGAATTTCCTACGATCGTAACGTTTACGTTATCGGGATGTAGCGGCACGACTTGAGAAGGAAGCCCGGCAGTACCGCCCGCATAGTCAAGCCATAGATACGCGTTGCCATGTAATGCCAGCGACGAAACGACCATATGGATAAGTTCGTATTGCGTAACCGTTTCGGCCGGGTCAGTTAAAAAGTTAGGGGTCTCGATACGTGTATTGCGTTCGCCGGTCTGGCTGACCGCACGCAACGGCAACGCCGCTACCGAGTCGGCCAGTAGAGAAACGCACGACAGAACCGCCGCAACCTCTAGCGCGGTTTCTTCCGTAACGTTTTCGCCCGACCAGTTGTTACCGACAAGGAAACCGGTATTCCGTAACGGTGCCGGCATAGCGCGACGGCTAAAAATGCTCATCGCGTAGCCGCCAAGTAAGAACCGGCAATAACCAAAACGCCGCCGCTAATGAAAGCGAACGGAACCGAAACCATAGCGATACCGCAAACGATCGCCGCGGCCCCAATAATCTCAGCGAAAGTAGTTAAGGCGTTACGCATCGGTAAAGCTCCACGGGTCGATAATTTGCGGCACCGTTGCCGGTGTCGGAACGTGCGTAGCGTGCCATACGGCGCGCTCTAATCCTGCGACAGCGCAAACGCCAAGGTCGATATGGCGGGTGCTTTGTTTGTTTTCTTTTGTAGGGCGCGCGCCGCGGGCGTCAATCTTTAGAACCATATTTTCTACGTGACGTGCTAGCCGCGGGTCGCCACTATGGGTAAACGTTTTATCTAGGACCGCATCGTAAAAAAGTTTCCACGCGGTAACCATTCGCTGAACGGAACCCATCGGATACTCAAGCATCGGTAGACCCTCGTCTTCGAGAGCCTGCATAGATCGTTGCCAGCGGTACGGGTCCATCCCAATCTCTGCAACCTGCATAGAACGTGCAGCGTTACGAATAGCGGTTTCTACTTCGCTAATCGGTACGCGCCATTCGTTAGAGTCGCCGGGCTTTTCCCATAAATCAAGAACGTACATATGAGGCCGTTCCTCAACCGTGA